CAACTAAGTACGATGATTTCGTAAATGTATTCGCTACCGTCACAGCGTTGGTCTGTGCTTGTGCGTCAGTTTTGCCCACGATACCTGCTTTATCAACAGATGTCAGAACAACACAATCTTTACGAGTGTTTGCAATTGATACAAGATCATTCACAACAGTAGTAGCGTTTGCCACGTTACTGTGTTGAGGAGCGATCAAGAAATCAATCTCTGTTGCAAGTTTGTCTTCGAATAAATCGAATCCTGCGGAGTAGTCTCCAGTTCCCAGAGTAGCAGAAGCTTGTCCGCCACCAAGTTTAACTGTACGCATTCCATCAGTCAGTGCGGCACTAAGACCGTAGTTAACAGGAGTATCGATATCAGGAGTATCACCCCAGTTACCACCCATGTTAGAGAAAGATGATCCGAATGCAGAGTCATCACCGAAGTAACCATTCCAGATGTACTGCGAGTTATCGTTCAGTACGTCAGAGATGTAATTCGGAGAATTGTCCGGAGTTACTGCGCCTTTGGCAACAGATAAGAATGCAAACTTTTCGAGGACAGAACCTACAGTACCAGAGATGGCACCAGTACGGTCAACGATTGCAACGTGAACTTCGTCGTTAGATGCACCGTTGTTAGATGCATAAGTTGAAGTGCCGGGAGCAGCATCAAATTCATCAGCATATGCCCAACCTGTAAAGTGATCTGCACTTGCAGAATCACCTGCAGGACAGAAAGATACAGTAAGAGCATTACCTAAGTCGCCTGGATATTTTGCAATCCAAGTACCAGATGAAGTTGCAGATGCACCCTCACCAACAGCAGAAGAAACAGTGTTTTCCCAATGTGATTGATTATTTACAATCATTGAGTTACCATCTGAATCACCGGCAAATTTGGTGATAGCACTGTGAGCGTTTTGCCCACCGTTGTTCTCACGTACAACTTGTAAAGTCTGTGAGTATTTTAGAAAGTAAGCAGCGGAGTGAAAGTCCACTGAATTAGCGGTGTTGGGTGCTCCAAAAGTAGTAACCAATCCAGTTTCATCTGCGATCAGTGTTCTCTCATGTACGGGCCCCCAACGAAAGTTTCCTACGAATGCACCACCAGAGGCACCGACTGCAGGAACAATGCCTGTTTTGTCGATTTCGCTGATATTGATTCTAGGAGATGCGGGTTTGACAGCCATAGCATTTTCCTTTAGTTTCGTTAACGAATAATACGGTTATCATAATACGGTTATGTTCAATACCTTTATTTATGTTAATTGTGATTTTCAGAAGTCATCTGGAGTTGTCACCGTTTCAAACGAGTGCCAACCTGTATTAAGATCCTGTTGTTCTGCCCAATCAGATCCATCATCCACAAACCCAAATGGGACTACATCATCCTCAATTTGTTTCATCCTTTCATCGAACAACATCTGTTTCATATTGATGTCGGTCATATCTGAAAAGAACTGAGTAGATACAAAGTACCCAAACATCACCAGATTCATCATGAGATCATCATGATTACCATCGGATGCTTCGTAAGACTGACCCTTTGCAACGAATGTGGAGATCTCTAGAATTGTATTCTCATCTACGATCTTTAATTTATCTCCTTCGAGAATATCCTTGATTGAGGAACAACCCAGACGTTTAACCTTACGGTTCATTTCGATACCCAGTGCGTTTGATTTAATCGCACTGGTCGTGTGTAGGTTCTCATACTCTAAATCATAGTATAAACCATTACAAACCACTTGACCAGAATCGTTTGCCTCGACTACTACCCACGCTTCATTGTAGAGATTCGCATACTTATATATAATGTTTGGAAGCAGTAAGGGAGATATAGTGTTACAGCGATAGGCAGCTACTTGCCGGAAAGGACGCTCCGTAATATCGATGACCTGAAAGGTAGAATAATCCTGTCCTCTTCCCTTCGAGACATCAACCGTCATGATGTATTCATGTTCTGGTATTGGTTCTTGATAAACTAGTAAGTCACCGGACTCTAAAATTTGTTTGGGGTTCAGTGCACGTAGGGACATAAGAGTCTCTGCGTTAATTAGGGTATCACCTGTTCCAAAAAAGGTGTTACCAAATTCTTGGTCGAATTGCAATTGAGATGTATTCGCAATTGTCTCTGCCTTCCATTTCTCGTCCCTGCCTGGCACGTCCCACCAGTCTACACGATATGGTTTATATTCATTCGTGCCTTGTACTGCTCCTGTCCAGATCTTTTCGAACTGATTACCGATACCGTTTGCGGTAGACGTGATAATTACTTTGGTGTCTTTACCAGATGAGATTACTGGATACGTTGACGTATAGAACTCAGTAGCGTTTTCAACGAAAGCAAACTCATCAAGAAAAAGCAGGTTAACAGACATACCACGAATAGAAGACCCACTAGTAGCAGCAGCAATGATTCGAGAATTATTAGAAAACTCAATTGAACCCTTATTAAGAGCCTTACAACCGGGCTGTAAAAAGAACGGGAGATTCTCCAACATGAGGGTGACTCTTGAGAGCATCTCTCTTGCGGTTGCCCCCTTGTTGGCAAGAATGGCAATAGTTTTCTCAGGGTGGAATATAGCGAACCAAAGGAGGAACCCAACTGACGATATAGACTTCCCAGACTGGCGACAAGCAAGTACAATAGAAAATCTATTATCTCTGAAATGGTGGAACATTTGTTCCTGATATGGGTATAACTTGAAGTCCACCAATCCTTTGTCAAGGTGCACCACCTTCACATAGTTTGTACAGAAGTATGCAGGATCTTCCATACACTTCTTGTATTCGGTAATTTTGTGTGCGTCCCATTCTTCTGATACCCCATCCCTTTTTACATTCGGGTTACCTAAGTAGGATTCTTTATTCTGTATCGTCATGTTCAATCACGGTCTTCTCATTCTGTAAGAATCTTTGCAGATCTGTGGTTGATCCTATAAAAATGTTATTGGTGTCTCCACTCTTGTTTTCTAAAGCAGGACGATCCATAACTTCTAGTTTCTTTTTAGTGGTGTGTAGGGCAAGTAGACGATCAGTAGTCTCTGCCGTATTCTTAATCATAGTGGCAAGTACTTCAAATGCACGAGGATGCTCTGACTGCTTTGCCAGTTCCATCATCTCTTCAATACCCTCTTGACCTTTTTCAATTAGGTCATAGAGGACTTCACGAGAATACTCGTGATCCGTTTCTACTTTGTCTGTCATTATAATGCACTATCCACATAGAGTTCGTTAAATCCATAATCACTATCTACACTCACTCCTACAGGGGTTGGTGTGATTTGTATACGATGTTGGAATACTGGAGTGTTACTATCTCCTTCAAGAATATATAGTTGGTTGTTAACTTCACGAATAAGTTTACTATCACTCATCGGGCCATAGAATGCAATTTTCATATTGAAATTGAGTGTGTAAACAATCGTTCTACGATCCCCAATAGATCCTTCGAAGTCATCACTCATCGATATCGACTGTAGAATAATCGGTACATCTTCTTTGATGTCCGGATGAGTTGCCCCAAAGGGTTTTACACTGACTGTGTACTGAGGACTAAAGTATGGTAAAATCTGTTCGACAATTTGTAACGCATCGTCTTGAGACTTTGCGTATATGTTTACATCAAACGAGATATCGTAGGGTGTGGTTGCGAAGAACTTGTTTCTCTTTGTGTTGTCACCTGCGATAGAAGTCGAGAAGACATTAGTCTTCGGTAACTGTCTGATAGAATCATATGTCATTGCAGTTATTTCGAACGACATGCGAGGCAACTTCATCGCAACTCTACGTTCCGCATCTTCCTGATTCGTCATCTGTTGAAGACGTTCTAAGAAATTTCTCTTAGGTGCGTATGATAGAGGAACCTTAACCTGAGAGATAACCTCACCGGCAGAGTTCTGTCGTAATACGTATAAATTATTGAACATAGATCCGAATACCGATACGGCAGTTCGAACACGTTTATGATAGAAATGAGTTCCAAACATTACGACATGTCTCCAAATGGATTACTCTCAGAGAAGTCTAGGAAGTCTCCCTCAAAGTCATCAAAGTATTTATTCTGTGCGACAGGTTCGTCGTTACCCACGTTGTCTATCTGTTGTATATAATTCAACTCTTCGACCAGACTAGGTGAATAAGTGGCAGCGTCACTGACAAGAGCATTTGTTGTATTGAACGTATGATACTTTCCGTCTGTTGCACCTACGTGTGCGAGATAAAGAACGTTGTCAGAATCAGACCATCTACCTACCTCACCTCTTATAGTATAGGATGGTGTAGTTTGAGTGACCACTGCATTCTTCTTATAGTTACCACCTGAGTATGGTGCAGAAAAAGTAATAGTAGGTGGAGCGTTGTAGTAGATACCTGAAGTAAGAAGTTCTACCGCATTCAATGTACCATCGGTATTGATTGTTGCAGTTGCAGTTGCACTGACCGCATTGAAGTGTTGTAGTGTTGCATCGTAAGTTGGATTAGCAGTCCACTCAGCACCATTGTCATCGGTATCGATAGAATCACTGTTGCCCGGAGTTGAATATCTGGGTTCTAAAATTTGTGTCTTAGATCCAGTCTGTACACGGAACTCATCAATGTATCCGTTGAGTGCTTTCCAGTCTACTCCATCTACTGTTCGTGCGGCAGTAGAACCTACAGAGAATCCGTTGGTT